CTGTAAGGCGAAGTCGTAGTCCACAACTTTACAGCATCCTCTAACATCAGTACCTACCTAAACCACCAAATATCGGAACAACCCCACCATTCATCATCTGAACAGGAGCACTTCCAACACTCGCATTATCACCAATTAAACGACCCGGACCCGCTACAGGTGGTGGACCCTGCATAGGAACACCCTGCGGAGGACGCATCGCACCCATCGGAACACCGCCCGTCTGTCCAAAACTCATCTGAGAAGGAGGCGCACCCATAGGTGCCTGACCCATAGGAGGTCCCATCGGCTGTGGTGGCATCATAGGCGGCATCTGCTGCTGCTTCTGCATAAACGTATTCTTGCGATTGCGTAAAGACGCCTTAAATCCAGCGCGACCCTTCGCACTACCACCATATCCACTCACACGCGAAGACAACTCACTCTTCGGTGCTTGCGGCGCTACACCCATAGGCGGAGGACCCGCGTTCGGGGGTGGTGCCATGTTCGGCATTTGCGCAGGGGCAGCGGGAGGAGGACCCATCGGACCACCCATCGGTGGACCCATCGGAGCAGTCATAACAGCAGCCATTCATAAATCTCCTAAAATTCAAGCCAATCCTAACAAGAACTGAAGATTTAATCAATAACCTCTAATAATCCATTCTCAATCATACTCTCAGCTAACGCATCTCGGCTATGAAAATAATAATTCTTGCCACTCCACTCACACATCTCCATAGCAGAACGCCGCATAAATGAACGCTCAGTATCACCACCAAAACGATGACGACCCTGCATCACAGGAACAACCTCACCCGCACCCTGAGCGTAAAACTCAAAACTCTCGCCGTAATTTAATCTGTATTTAGGCATCATATAAATCCATTCCACTTTAGATGGTAGGGTATGGGAAGATACGGGAGGGGTCAATGGATTTTTTTGAAAAAAATTTTTTGGGGGGTCTATGGGACCCATAGAGGGTAAAAAGGTTTTTTGAGGTGGTTGTAGGTGGGGAACAGTGTGTAAAGCTGATGTCCGATTGTCCGAATATATAGGGGGGGTCATAGGCCCCATATACCCCGTTTTCCGAACAATTGTTCGGGTTGGCTAGGGTACCTTGGAAAAGTAAAAAGCCCGCGCTAGGCGGGCTTCTTTGCGGCTGTGAAGTGGTACGCTAGGCTTATCCTAGCGCGGCTATTCTATTCTGCCACCATTCGAACAAATCATCATCAACGTTTGCCCATATGCTTTCAACGCCGCGGCGGTTTTCTGGAAGCAATTGTGCGCCGCTTCCCTCAGTCTCAAAAGAGAATAAAACCGTGTAACTGGTGTGGTGCGTGCCGTCGCCATAACGCGCGCCATTCGCTTGTTGCGTGTTAGTTACAACCGCCGCATCGCCAACGCGTGAACGTATTTCAGAAACCGCGGCGCGAACGCGCTGTTCACTACAACCAGTCGCGTCCATGATTTCTTGCGTAGTCGCGCCACCATCTGAGCGCATCATTGTATATTGAACGCCAACGCGTGCGCCGCGTCTGAATGGTTGCTCTGGCGTATCGGTAACAATTGTTCGGTTGCCATTTTCGACGCGGTTGGCGTTAGTATGATCGACTAGGTTTAAAAGAAACTTTACCCAATTGATAATTTTATCGGCCTCTATTGTTCCAGACGCTTGGCGAAATTCAATCGTGCCGCGTGACCATGTTTGCAAATTGATTGTTGTAAACTTGCCAAACGTCAATTCGCTAATGTTAGTGGCGTTCTCAATGCGGCGCGTGCTTAATGGCGAGCAATAGCGGTTGTCAGTGCGCGAACGTGGGAACATCGAATTGACCGCGTTTTGTTGGCGCGTATAGCGGCGCATAATATCTTGAACCGCTATGAAATCCATAGGTTCGCCATATGCGCCAGTGATATATCTACCAGTGGTGGCGCGTGAATGGATGCTATCGCCACAAAAGCGAACCGCGTGCGTGCTATCGTTTAGCGGCGCATTGCCAATGTGAACGTGCAAACCGCATGACGAATTCACGTTCGCGCCAACGTCTGAAAGAACGCGGCAAATTTTCTTGATATAGTCAAAAGCGAAATCGCAAGCGGCCAATGGTGGCAAAACGATTTCGGCATCCACTCGTGGCGTGCCATCGGGTTTTACATCACAGCCGCGAATTTCGGCACGATCAAACGCGCGTTCTATTGTTGGTATGTTTGCGCCGCTTGTTTCTATTTCTATTCCAAATGTATAAGTCATTGTTTTTACTTCCTTTTTTCTAGATACCGCCGACAAAAGCGCCGCCGATAAGGTCTTTTAGCATGGTTTTATCCCATATATCAAGGGCTTTTGTGGGATTATCTGGAACAATTGTTCGGTTTATGATTTCAGGCCAGCGCCGCGCCAAAAAAAAACGCGCCAAAATTGACGCGCCAAAGATCGGTTTTTTTATATTTATAAGGAACGCATGTGTGTATGTGTATGTATGTATATGTATATATACCTATGTATATATATCTATATATACCCCGACCCCGAAGCCCGAACCCGAAAGCCCGAACCCCGAAGCCCGATTGATTAGTAATGAGTCCACCCGAAGTCCTTAGTGAATTCCGCTTTGGTATATCCGTTCGCGGCTACTACGTTGATTGAATCGTAACCTCCCATGTTATCATGGCGAACATACCCGACTACCCATCCGTTAGCCTCCTCCGAAGTGTCGGCCTCATGCAACTCCACGCTCTCTACGTTCCCGTCGCTCCAATCCATTCCTAATACTTTATAACTCATGCCGCCTCCTCCTGCTCTAATACTTCCATTGCGTGCTCAAGTGCTTCCTGCTCGCTGTCAATCCCGTAACAAGTGAAGCAATGGTAATCGACCCACTGCCCTCCGATGGGCGTTTGCAAGTTAAAGTTGCTGGTTCCGTTCCACTCAATACGCAAGTGCTGATCGTTGTGCTCTACTTCCCAGTGTTTCATTGTCTTTCTCCTCTTTACTAGAATACTCCCACAATATCCCACACTATATAGTATGTCAACAGGTAAATTAAAAAAAGATTCGGCGCTGCTAACTCGCAGCAGGACGCAGCGGCCCGGCAGCTTTCAGACAATTGTTCGGGTTGTGATTCTCCGGGCTGGCTGCGACCCGGAGTTATTTCTACCCGGAGGCTGCGGCCCAGCAGGATTGCCCGGCAGCTATTGCCCGGTCTAATAACCCGAACAATTCATCGGGTTGTCATCGCTGGCTGCAAACACCCGGCCCCGAATCTTTAGCTGCCCGGAAGTTGCAGCCCGGTGATTCCCGTGCAGCCTGAATCGTGAACCCCGAACCCGAACAATTTATCGGGTTATATTCCCCGGCTGCTGGCCCCGATCCCGACCCGGTAGCTGCCCGGCAGAAACTCTGGCTGCAAATATCCAGCAGCTCTATCCCGAACAATTTGTCGGGTTATGGTCCGAGCAGACTCGCTGCGTCCCGAATCGCTGGCTGCGTTTTTGATTTTTTAAAAGCTGCTGGGCTGCGCTGTGAGCTATCCCGAACAAGTTTGGCACCCCGAACCCCGAACGGGTGCGCTTCGTCGTTCTGGGGGCGTTTTTGGGGGGTCTTAGACCCCGCCAGCCACCCCACATGGAGCGCACGCGCTACTTTACGGCTTCGCCGTTACAGTCTGTTATAGGGATTTGTTCGGATTCTGTGGGATTTTCTGTTGGTGTTACGTCAATCATGCGATCTTTAGCGCGAGTCATAAACTCTTGCAGTTGTTCTACGATTTGATCCCGTGTGAGGTTATCCACATTTTCATGCGTGACATGGCTACGAGCTACCATGAGTCCAGTCACCTTCAGGCGCAGTTCTTCTGCTTTGATTGCCGCCCCGAAGTTCCCTGCCTGCCATGCTTCATCTCTGAGCCTTTGCATATCCCGAACAGATTTGGTCACAGACACGCCGTATTTGCTTTCTAGCTCTTGTCGCATTTCTTCCATGCGTTCTTTCACCCGTGGGTGATTGAGAAGCTGTACGGCTGACACGTTCGGGTTTTTATATCCTGCGGCTCTTGCCGCACCCGTCTGCGTCATATCCTTGTGAATGTAGTTATCAAGAAACTTTTGCTGTGGAGGCGTAAGACGCTTCGCACCCTTCTCGACTTGTTCACCAACCTTGGGCATTGTCATTCCTTGTCTTGCTCTTGCCTTCACAATACCGACAACGGGCAACCCATGCAAGCCCAACAGTTCCCATACCTTAAACATTAATTGCATCATCAATAATTACATCAAGGGGGGTAGGGTATATACCCCCCCCTTATAGGGGGTGACGTAGTTGACGTAAAATAACATATTGATTTTATTACATTTTCTACGTCAAATCAGATTTTTGACGTAGTTGACGTAAACTTGTAAACCATTGATATTGTTTAACAATCAACATTACGTCAACTACGTCAACTTTTGACGCGCTTTTTTTTGACGTAAAATATCGTTTAAAATCAATACATAATTTTTCTTATCTTTTTTGCTTGACCTGCCTATATAGTGTGGGTATAAATGGGACATCTAGTAAAACGGAGTATATAAGATGACTAAATATAACGGATGGACAAACTACGAAACGTGGCTTGTAAACTTGTGGTTCTCTGACAGCTACAACGAGTATTTCCTTGAGCAGTTCCGCGAGGGTGAGTTGCTTGAGAAGGTTAATCACCATCAGTTGCGCGATTATGTTGTTGAGGGTTTCTTGGATGAAGAGACGCCCGAAAATGGCCTTGTGACTGATTTGGTAAGCAACGCTATGAGCCAAGTGAATTGGCGCGAATTGGCGGAGCATGTTGAAGACTTACTGCAACAGGAAATGGAGGTGGCGTAATGTTAAAGGATAGACGCAAGCAATGGCAAAAAGACTGCATCAATTACAGTTGGTCACGTTGTGGCACTGTTGCGACTGAGCGCAAGGACGAAAACCCTACGCGATTTAAACGCGCTAAAGAGTTGTTACAATCTGGGGATTACCCAACCTTATTCTCTTGGCACTCTGATAGAGCTGATGAAAGAGGCTACGTTATTGCGTGGGATAAGTTAAATATTTATAAAAGAGAGGCCGCATAATGTTATATATGGCATATGGAATGAACACGAACCGCGATGCAATGAAGGTGCGTTGCCCGAAAGCTAAACCATTGGGCGGGTTTTACCTGCCCGACACGCGGTTAGTTTTCCGCGGTGTTGCTGACATTGTACCCGACATGGACACAATTTGTCCCGTTGTGCTGTGGGAGATTACTCACGATTGCTTGCGTGCGTTGGATAAGTTGGAGGGTTATCCGCATTTATACAACAGGCGCAAGATCAACACGGACTGGATCGTTTACGAAATGAACGACAAAAGCCGAACAAGTCCACCCAACGGCGGGTATTACAAAATGATTGAGGACGGCTACAAAGATTTTGGCCTTGATGATTATTGTTTGCGCGTTGCGTTGGCTGAAGCTGAAGAGGTAGCGGCATGAGTTACACAGCGAGAGTTTTAATGATTACTGTTCACAGTTGGGCTGATGAGTTTGGACAAGGCGAACATGTTTGCAATAAAGGCGGCTATCGTATCGGAGAGTTCCCGACATTACAGACTGCGCTTGCAGAGGTCCGCGACCAGTTCGGGGATTATGAAGTCAATGAAAATGGGCTTGTTCAAACGTCACTGATTGAGGACGCCGATGCATATCCCGACCCGAAGGGCGACTATATCGCTGACTATGACATTATCATTGAGCGAGTTGATCGTGTGAATGTAGAGGAGCTAGAAGCGGCATGATGGATAAGAAAGATTTATTGATTGCGATGCTTGAGGATATGGAGCGCGATTTAAAGAGCATTGATAAGCAAGATGTTTTCATTGCTGTTGCTTGCGTTGCTTTGGTTAGCCTTTGGATCACTGGGGTTGTTGTAGAGTGGTGGTAACATTTAAAAATTAGGAGAGAGAGTATGAGTAAAAAAAGAACGTATAAGAAGTGGACTGAGA